TAACATAGACAGATTAAAATACACCTTCTCTAAAGGTCACAAGATAAACGACAAAGACATAGAAGCGTTAAACGGTATAATTAAGTATGTTAATAATGAAAAAGAACGACAATTAAATAACTATCACCTATTTGCTAAACTGTATATAAGCTCGTTTACGAAGGAAATATATAGAACGAAGGGTAACTACCAGATGATAGCAGATAGTCTACGTATGACGCTCAGGAGACCTTTAGAGAGCATATACGACGACTTCCATCAGCAGATGAACGAAACAGAGTTTGAAAACATATCTAAAGTATTAGGATTATCAGATAAACACCCAGTACTTAGAACGGATCAAGAGAACGAAAACGACAAAAGGATTATAAAAGAAAACGCTAAATATTTAACACAGTCTTTACTTCATTATAACAAAGAAGATGTTTATAATAGGCTTAATAATGTTATTAGTAACCTGATTAAAGACTATGGTTAACGTATTGTGGTATGGATAGTTGCGTAAATATAAAAATAACTTAAATAAATATAAAATGACAGATGTAAACGATTTACAAAGTATGGAGAGGTTTATTAATAAAAAGATAGAGCCTTTAAATAAACAAATAAGTATGCTACAAATTGAGTTGATAGGCGTGAAAAAGCAATTATCTATACCACTTGTTAACCAACGTAGTGAACTGTTAATTGCGTGGGAACAATACAAACTTGCAAATTGGTACGAAAGTGAGGCTATTGATGTAGAAAAAATGTTAATGAGCCAATTCTTAGCAATTTATTGTGGTTAACGGATGCGGATATAATTTCCGTTTGCTTTTCGCAAATGAATTATATGCGGTGTTGGTTACAGTTATTTTTTTAGAGCGTTGGCTTATTAATTTGATAAAATTAAAATAGATGATACAGATTACAAACGAGGACAATATGGAGTTAATGAAAAGGTATGAAAACAACCACTTTGATTTAGCGATAGTTGACCCGCCTTATGGAATAGGTATAAGCAAAAACCCTGTAAGGCAACAACACGAAAAAAAGGATTGGGATAATTCAATACCAAACAAAGAGTATTTTGACGAATTATTTAGGGTAAGCAAAAACCAAATAATATGGGGAGGTAACTATTTTGATTTACCACCAACACAAGGGTTTTTTATATGGGATAAAAAGCAACCGCACGATTTTAGTTTAGCAATGTGTGAAATGGCTTGGAGTAGTTTACAAAAACCTGCAAAGATGTGGAGTTTAAGCGTGTTAAAAGAACGTAATAAAATACACCCAACACAAAAGCCTGTGCAATTATATGAATGGTTGTTAATGAATAATGCAGAACAAGGTTTTGAAATATTAGACACACACTTAGGAGGTGGTAGCATTGCGATAGCGTGCCATAATTTAGGTTATAATCTAACCGCTTGTGAAATAGATAAACAATACTTTGAAGATGCAAAAGAACGATTAAGAGTAGCGCAAAGCCAGTTGACTATGTTTTAGCGCAAAGATTGGTGTCAAAAAAATTATTGTTACCAACGGATCTGTATATGATTAGTAAAAATAAGTATGGTATAATTTGTATATTAAATATATTGGTTGTAAATTAGACGAGAATTAAATATTAACAATGACGTTTTATTAATTATATACGTTGTTATAAATCTTTTAAAAATAAATAATTATGATAGCAAAAATAATATTACTTGGATTATTGACTTTAAGTTTAGGAATGAACTTAGCCACACACGGAGAAAAAAGAAAGCCCACAAACGGGTGGATCTCTTTAATTAGTTACTTACTTACTTTATCATTACTGTATTGGGGTGGCTACTTCGATAATTTTTAATTGTTTATAACGGATACAGATATAATTGCGTTACTTTTTTGTAATGAATTATATGTGTTGTTCTCTAACGTTTTTTTTAAAAAGCCCATTAATTTGATAAAATTAAAATACAATGATAAATATAAGTAATGAATGTAATATGGAGTTAATGAGTAGATACGAAGACAACCACTTTGATCTTGCGATTGTTGACCCACCTTATGGAATAGGCGCGGGCAGTAATGATTTTATTAACGGAAACAGAAAACATAAGCAGGATTTTCATAGAAAAAACGATTGGGATATTGCACCTAATAAAGAGTATTTTATAGAATTACAAAGGGTTAGTAAAAACCAAATTATTTGGGGAGGTAATTACTTTGTTGAACACTTACAAAATTTTAGATGCTTTATTTTTTGGGATAAAACAATACACGGAAATAGTTATGCTGATGGCGAAATGGCGTGGACTTCTTTTGATAAGGTTGCAAGATATTACAGAAAAAATATATCTCAAATTACAAGCGAAGGAAGGATGCACCCAACACAGAAGCCGATTACATTGTATGAGTTTATATTAATGAACTTTGCAGAAAAAGGAAATAAGATACTTGACACGCATTTAGGCTCTGGAAGTATTGCAATAGCCTGTGATAAATTAGGTTATGATTTAGTTGCTTGTGAGTTAGATACCGAATATTATAATAATGCGTTAAAGCGTTTAAAGATACACCAAAGCCAATTGACAATGTTTTAACGTATGAGTAATCACATAACAGTGGGGGCTTTTTACAAAATATGTTTTAGAACGGATGCGTGTATGGGTAGTGCGATTAAATAATAATAATTTTAAATATAAAAAAGATGGAAGCAAAAGTAAGTATTAAATGGAATGAACCAAAAGATCAAGATTGGCTATGCCCTCAAAATATAGAGATAGCCTTATCTGCGTATTGTAAGAACACCAAGTTTGAGGTAACAGAAATTGAAGCATTACCTATAAACGGTGTTGTTGATAGTAAAATTACTCAATGGATAAGCGATAAAGAAAGTAAAAAAGCAGGAAGTTATTTGTGTTTTATGGAAAATTGCTATGTGAAAATGTGTTACTGGGATGGACAAGAGTGGGCGGATATGTGGGAAACTACATTAAAAGGAAAAGTAAAACGCTTTATGAACTTACCTAAATAGTAAAAGTAATTTTATTATCTACAACGGATGCAGATAAGGATTGAATTTTAACCGATTAAATAAACTAAAACAATGGATTTAAAACAGAAATTTGAAGAAGATAAAGGATTTGATGTGTACGCTTATAGACAGGAATATGCTGGTGCAAGTGTGAATAAAGATGGGTTTAACGATGATTATGTTGAATGGCTAGAAAGTAAGGTTGAAATTTTATCTTTATGTGCTGTTAGCCAACGCAGTGAACTGTTAAAGGCTTTCTTAAAAAACGCAGATGATAAAGGAAATATTGTATTGATAGAAAGTGAGAAAAAGTGCATTGAAGATTTTAGCCTTTAATTGTGGCTAACGTATTTAGATAAAAATAGTTTATTATGAGAAGTAAAATAACAAAGAAAATATTAAACGAAACAACGCAAGAAACAAAAGATAAGGTAATTAAGTATAGTAATAAATTGCTTTTATGTAGTGTTATTAATTGTGCTACGTGTAAATATGTGAATATTACGGCTGACAACGAAAACCATTGTAGAATGTGCCACAACTTTAGTAATCACGAACCAAAGTAGTATTATTTATAACTACTGATATAATCACCTAACCCTCTAACCACCTAAAAACAAACACTATGACATATTCAGATGTACAAGAACACGTACAAACAACTGCACCGATACAAGATAAAATAGACGCTATTGTACAGGAATGTGTACGGCTTAGAAAAGAGGCTAAAGATTCTGTAGTACAATTAGCTGAAGGGTTACAATTAGACCGTAGAAAGATAGCGGCATTTGAAAAAGGGAAGTTCGATGTTTACTTAGCGGATAGGATATTATTAGCATACGGTAAAACTTTAACATTAAATTTCTGTTTGTATTAAATAAAGTTGTATATTGTAAAAAAATATAGATGTGATCTTAGACGAACTATCAAAACACGACAGAAAGTGGAGGCAAATAGCTTTAAATATTTGTAAAGACTACGACCTAGCACAAGACTTAGTTCAGGAAATGTATCTTAAACTAATGAATAGAACCAGGTTTAACGATTACTTTGTAGCTATAACATTAAGAAACTTATTCTTAGACACTTTAAAGAAACGTAAGAACGTAAGACTAGAAGAGTTACATTACTTAGAAGACCACGCTTATATATTTGAGCCTAACGACCAACAGAAAGCTATACTAGACGAGTTTGATAAGTTAGATTGGGTTGCTAAAGAACTACTATTAGAACGAATAGACAGAAGCCTAAGAGAGATACAAGAGATTTACAATATTAACTACGGGTATATCTACAGACAAACTAAGGAAGCTAAAGATAAGATAAAGAACAACGTTAAAAGAAATAAGAAATGAAAGCGCAAGATTTAAGAATAGGTAATTACGTATTGTTTAATAACGGCAAAGAAACAGGACAGATTACAAGTGTAGAGTCTTATGTGACTGGTCAATATAAAATAGGGCTTAATAATAGGATTGATATAAAATACTATTGTGATGAAGTTAAACCAATACCACTAACTGAAGAGTGGCTTTTAAAGTTTGGGTTTGCAAAGAGTATCACGCAAGACATACACCCTACTTTTTGTCGTAGCATAGTACAATGGAATGACGGTATAATTTATGTGTCTAAACTAGGGTTTTTAAATCACATCAAACACGTACACCAATTACAAAACTTATATTTCGCATTAACTAATAAAGAATTAACGATATGAAAAAAGATACAAAGTATTACGAAGGATTAGATAAGAGAACGTCTGAGTATAAAACGTGGGCGAAGTTTAATAAGATGGGTAACGTTCCACAACCAGTACCAAACTTTCCTAAAGGAGGTGTTGAGCATAAGCCTAGAAAAATACTTAGACCATTTCAAAAGGTACATTTTCAAGTCTACGGAATGTATAGAGATAATAGAACGCTTAACGTTTGGAATAAAGATGATATAGATTTATTGATTAGCCTATACGCTCACGCATTCTCAATACAATATCATTCTAAAAACTTAACTAAAAAAAGTAAGGGAGCATTTAAGAATTTAAAAAAGATGTCAATAGATTTAGATATAGTGTATGAAACTTATAAGAGGGATTTAAGCGACTTAAAAATAAAATAGATATGGACAAAGAAGATATAAAGTTTAACGATTGGATTAAAGAAAAGTGTAAAAAACTAAGTGAAGACTATTATCATTATAAAGGGGAGATACTTTGTAGGCTTGAACTAATATACATATACAAAGGGATAAAAGAAATTAAGCTGTAATAACAAAAACAAAGGTTAATCGTTTTAATAGTAACATATTAAACTAATATAAAATAATACAGTATGCCTTTCGAAAAAGGACACGACAAAGCAACAGGTAGACCTAAGGGTTCATCTAACAAAGCAACTTCTAAAGTAAGGGATTCATTTAAGGAACTGTTAGAAGATAACTTAGAACAGCTTAAAGAAGATTTTAAAGAGTTAGACCCAAAGGATAGGATTAAATTATTCTTAGACTTATCTAAATATGTTATACCTCAACTTAAACAAACAGAGGTTAAACTTGAAGGGTCATTAGATATAAACGACTTCGATATTAGTAAGCTCTATGATAGAGAAACCTAAACCTATATGGAATAACCTTACAAACGATACAAGGTATTTTGTAATAACAGGCGGTAGGGGTTCGGGTAAGTCTTTTGAGGTAGGTAGGTTCGCTTCTATACTATCCTTTAAGCCTAACAAGAAAATACTATTCACAAGGCAGACAATGACATCTGCACACCTCTCAATAATTCCAGAGTTCCAAGAGAAACTAGAACTATTAGAGATAGAGAATATGTTTAACGTTACACGTAACGAGATACAAAACAAACAATCTAATAGCCTTATAATCTTCAAAGGGTTAAAGACATCTTCAGGAGATCAGACAGCAAACCTTAAATCATTACAGGGTATTGACACGTGGATACTAGATGAAGCGGAAGAGTTGACAGACGAATCTACATTCGATAAGATAAACCTATCTATTAGACAGAAGGGAAGACAGAACAGAATCATTCTTATACTTAATCCTGCAACAAAAGAGCATTGGATATACAAACGATTCTTTGAGAACGTAGGAGTAGAGGAAGGGTTTACAGGCGTTAAAGGTAATACTACTTACATACATACAACTTACTTAGACAACAAAGAGAACCTAGACCAGAGTTACTTAGATGAGATAGAGTTAATTAAAAAGAACAGCCCTACAAAGTATCATCATATAGTATTAGGTGGTTGGTTAGATAAGGCTGAAGGTGTAGTAATATCTAATTGGAAATTCGGAGAATTCAACCCCGATGGTTTACAAGTATCTTATGGTCAGGATTTCGGGTTTAGTATTGATCCTACAACCTTAATAGGTGTAGCGATAGATAGGAAGAAGAAGATAATATACGTACAGGAGCATCTATACAAACCTAAGTTAACCACGTCAGAGATAGCATATATTAATAAAGAGGTTTGTGGTCAGAGTTTAATCATTGCGGATAGCGCAGAGCCACGTTTGATTAATGAGTTAAGTAGGTTAGGCTGTAATATTATAGGAGCAGAGAAAGGGGCGGGTAGTATATCGTTAGGGATAGCATTACTATTAGATTATAGTATAGTTGTAGAGCATAATAGTAGTAACGTTGCTAAAGAATTCAACAACTATATCTATGCGGATAAAGGGAGTAAGTTATTCGTAGATGCTTTCAATCATATAATTGACCCACTTAGATATAATGTTACTTATCATCTA